GAAAAAACCCGAGGAAAACCCTGAGGATCAAGAGAAAAAACCCGAGGAAAACCCTGAGGATCAAGAGAAAAAACCCGAGGAAAACCCTGAGGATCAAGAGAAAAAACCCGAGGAAAAGATCGAGGAAGATGACAGCGAGGAAGAAGTTAAAATAGAACAGAAAAAACCTCAACAGAAAAAACCTCAACAGAAAAAACCTCAACAGAAAAAAAAGTAGAAGAAACACATTTTCTTGAAATGTTTAATTATTAGTTATATCTACAATTGTAGATAACTATTTTCATTTTAATATTCGTCGGAAAAATCTTCTGGATATCGTTCTTTCCAAGATTTTAAAATTCGATCTGACAAATTGAGTTTATCAATATTGGTTGACGATATTTCCAAAATACCCGCTATTTTAACTAATTCATTTTTGGAATACATACCTTTTTCTTTCGTCCCGCTAATTTTACTAATATCGAAAGCGTGAAGTTGTTGATGAACGCTACTCCTCTCGGATTTTTCACCACCCTCTAAAGGATATTCTGATTCCCTAATTGGAATTTTCGAGTTAATACCAGATAAGTTGATGAAAAGATCAGTCTCCCAGGTAAACTTTTGTCTTTCGACTGGTTTTGTTAGCCGAGGTTGCCGAGGGGACTGCGGGGGGAACTTTAAGGCAGATTTTCTTTGGGCCATCCTGACTGCAAAATGGTTGGAAACGTCCAACCATCCAATTCGTGGTCTTTTTGGTCTGTATTATTCCTTTTAGTTATTTTAGTAATACTAATTGGAACCCTTTACTTTTTCTTTTATTAATCTCCAATTCCAAAGATTATAAATATTAAAATGTCTCTCTTCGATGGTATCACTGATAAGGATGGTAATCCTAAATATCCCAAATCGTGGGAAAAATTGTTTAAGGATAACATTCATATTCTAGAAAAAGTTCAGGGACAGATTGATAAATTTGGTGGGGATTTCTACCCTAAACCAAAGGAGATATTCAAAGCCTATAAAACTATCAGAGTTGATCAAATAAAAGTCATTTTAATTGGACAAGATCCATATCACAATACGAACTCATCAGGGCAACCTGTGGCAATGGGATTATCTTTCTCGGTAAGATCTGGGTCGCCTATCGCAAAAAGTCTGATGAATATTTTTAAAGTCGTGAAAAAGAATATCGGAAAGGATTCTATCTGTGCTGAAGATGGAGATTTAACCCCTTGGGCTAAACAAGGTGTTTTTTTAATTAATGCGTGTCTCACGGTTACACCAGGAGAGGCCGGTAGTCACAAACAGATATGGACCGGGTTTATTAACCGAACTTTAGAGTATATTTTTAAAAATACAAGTGAAATACCTATTCAAATTGCAGATGAAGACTCTGACGATGAGGAATCAGATGATGATGAAGAGGAGGAACCCGAACCGGTCGCGAAAAACGACCTTGAAAAGGAAAAATATCCGATCGCATTACTTTTGGGAGCTAACGCTCAACGATATGAAAATCTATGTCGAGGTGTAATTATAAAATCTAGTCATCCAAGTCCATTTTCCGCACATCGTGGTTTTATGGATAGCAGATGTTTTGCAGAAATTAACATGATTCTCAAGAGACGAAAACAAAAAACTATCGATTGGTAAGGTTTTTTAGTAGAATTGAACAATAATTATTGTTCAATACGATTTATTTTTACTGTTGAATAGTAAAAACATTAGAAAATCCAACTTGCATTTTTAGTTGATGGCGGAAATAATCGAAACAATGCTCGGGAACTCCGTTCATAACAGCCTTTGCAACAGCAATGTCCATCAACATTGTCTTTAAGAAAAGTGTCTGTCCCCAAATAAGGGTATTCGGTGAACCTTCTCCTGAGAAGTACATTCTTAACGAGGACATAGTATCGTTAAAAATTACTTTTTGTTTATCGTTTAAAATTGAAATATCAAAGTTGATGATAGTAGATGGTTTTTCGCATTTACTACATTGACTTCCAGATGATTCAGAACTCTCGCTTTGTTGAGTACGATCGATTGGGCAAAATCCATCTACGCAATTATTGTGGTCATCTTCAAGATTTGGAGTTTCAGATGTTTCTTCTTCTTCTTTCATTACGATTTCGGAAGTTGGTGCGATGGTATCATCAAGGATTTTAATATCGTTATCCGCCATTTTGTCGGAAAGAATTGAAATACTCTAAATTGTAATTACACACAATAGAAAAATAATAATTTTCTTTTAGGAGACATACTACCCGAAAAATGGAGATCTCAGATCAACAGTTAGTTTTAATTGAGAAATCTATTCAAGAAAAAATTGATAGGTTGCGACTAGAATTTATATCTGAAAGTAGACAAGAAAGTAGACAAGAAATATCATTGAAGACAAGAGAAGAGATTCGGAAAGAACTCAAAAATGAACTTCGAAAGGAAATACAAGATGAAATTCGCGAGGAAATTCAAGAGGAAGTTGAACGGGAATATAGTAATTTGCTTGCTAAAGTTTCAAAAAATACGGTGAAAGTTTTTGATGCTACTAAGTTTTTTAGGGAGAAACACAATAGAGCTCCGGCATTTGATAGTTTTTTCGAATTTAAACAAGCATTTGATGAAGAGGAAATTAAAAGTATTTTAAAATTAGTGAAAGAAATTCCAGAAAGTCCTCCAATTCTTGCTGATGGTAAAACACATACAGAAATGAGAAAAAGTATAATTAAATGGATCGAACCTTTGGATTCAAGACATAATTGGCTTTATGAAAAAATAGCATGGTTGTTTGCCAACGCCAATAAAGAACTCTATCAAGTTAATATATCGGGATTTACGGAATCTATTCAATTTACAATCTATGATGCAGATAAAAATGGAGGGTTTTATGATTGGCACGCTGACATGGGTAAAAGTGCTCCACACAGAAAATTATCAATGTCAATTCAATTATCCGACGAATCTGATTATGACGGCTGCGATCTTCAATTACAATTTACCAAAGCTCCATTTTCAATTTCAAAGAAGAAAGGGAGCGCTGTAGTTTTTCCATCATTTACGCAACACCGCGTTCTCCCAATTACCAGGGGGAAAAGAATTGCTTTAGTTTGCTGGATTTCCGGACCGCCTTATGTTTAAAAAACAATAAAGTATGACATTCAAATTGAAGAATAATTATTCTTCAAAATATTTCTTCCAAAACTCTTCTATGTTCTTATTCTTCGTCTTCCCCATACGAATCGCAGGATATAATAGTAATTTTAAATCCTTTGGAAATCCTTCGTATTGTTCAAAACAATATTTAACAAATAATTCAAGAAATTCTATATTGACATTCTCTGTCGCAACCAAAATACTTGGAATTAATTCGTTTTCACGAATTCTATTGTGTTCCAATATATAAATCATTTCATCTTTATTATTATCGGAAGTATACTTATATAAAATATAAGCCAAACTAGCCATTTAAAACGATATGAGTCGATTTATCCAGTTCCCGACCCAATTTGGCGTAGTGATCCACAATTTCGTTACACTCAATTCCTGTATGAGACGGTACATGAGTAAATTTATAATTATTATAATCAAGAATAGCTAGCAAAAGGTCCAAATTGGCAGGCTCACTTCCGCTTGTAGTAAGCCAATCGTTCGGATTTTCACCGAAAAGTCGTTTCCAGCCGGGAATATATTCCTCTAAGGTTTTGATAGCATATTTAGAATCTGTGTAAATATGACAGCCAAACGGATCAGACCAAGTAACAGCGTGTAAAATAGCTGTTAATTCGGCGCGTTGAGATGTTACTTTATCCAAGATTGGTCCGTATACAATTTCATCGGTTGACGGGTGGTAAACTGCGAATCCTCCTTTACCGGAACGAAATGAACCATCTGTGTAGTAAACGTTTTTATTAAATTTTTTATTCTGATTAACCGTTTTTTCACACACTATTTTTTCTTCTGATAGAAAATTATCGGCGATAATATAACTTTTAAGCTCTTGAATACCACCTGTGATATAATTGTTTGCTTCGATAATAGTTGGAAAGCTTTTAAACTCTGCCCCTTTAAATCCTTTTACCAATTTTTCACACTCACTCCATGATTTAACGATTTTTACTCCGGATAATCCTTTACGAATCGCGTAATATTTACTCATTTTCTTCCTTACATAAAATCATATATTTTTAGAAAGTTTTTAAGACAGTCTACGCAGACGGAACAAATTTTCTTTTCGGCGTTTTTGAGTGTTGGGTTGTGATCAAGGAAACATTTTTTTTAAATAAAGGTTGTTTTTTACAAATCTTTTAAAAGTTCTTTTAGCTATAAAAATCAATATTTTTTTTACAGATCGAATAAACTAGTTTATTTCTTTTTTGATATCTTACCTCTCCGGGATCTGGTCGGTAAAAATTTTGGTCTAAAATGGATCGGGCGCTTTCGTCCTCCGTAGCCAGACCATTTGACGATTTTACAAAAAATGATTGTATAACAGTTAAAGTAGAACCAGATCCCGAAACAAATTACCTAATTTTATCAATGAAAGATAAACTTAATATTGATGATCAAATTTTTAAATCGCGAGGAATCAACGGAACTAATCGAAAAAATGAAGATAGGAATAGAATCGTAAACCCGGATCAGAGTTTTTTTCCTCTTTCTGTTAGAAAAGAAGCTTACTTAGGTGATGCTTTATTAAATATTGCAATTCTAAATTATTTATATTCTCAGGATCAAATTTTTTATGAATCAAGTAAATATGCAAGCAATTTTACGCTTACACAGATTGGAGAATCTCGAAAATCAAAATACCCTCAAGTCTGCGACTATCCACAAGGTGATATTAATTTTCGAAATCATGCATGCGGGACAGTTATAGAAGCATACATAGCAGAATTGTTTCTTTCCGGATATAAAAATATGACTGAAATTAGCGACTGGTATATCAACCAGAAACAGATAGAAGAAATATATCGAACAAAAGAACTAGATTTTTGTTATGAAACCAAGGCTGAAAATATCAATCTAACGCTTGATATGTATAGTATCCTCAATTTAAAATTATTTTTTCCGGAATTAGACTATACTGTTGTCAGAAGTGGTCTAATAACGAACGAATGGAAAACTTCAGATGTAAATGCTTTAATTTGTCATGAAAAAGATCTTATTAAAACTCTTTTTACACTACAAACATTTACTTATGGTCTTAATATCTCCATTCTGTCGGATATTCGACAACGAATGATGGATTTGGATTTTACTCTTCGTGGAACAGATATAACTTTCAATATTATTAAACAAATTGCCGTATATTTGTTTTTTAAGTATAATTTTGAAATAAAGTTAGATGTATTAGATTTATTATTTAAATGGATTTTTCATTTTAGCGAAATTAACTATTATCTTTTAACAATTGAAAATGAAGAAAGACGAAAGATGTATGTTCATGAACAAGTAACTGTAGAATATACAGTAAAAAATTTTGTGATTAAACATAGAAAATCGAAAAAGAACAATCCGATGATTAATTTTTCTGAAAATATTAAACGTGATAGATCAACATCTCCGCCAACGATGTCAAAAAGACAAAGATTGGAAGAAATACTCGCGAAGGAAAAGGTACACGTGGAAGAAGAAAAATTAAAAAGAAGAAGAGAGAGATTTGGTGTACAGGGGAGATCGCCTGTCGTTTAATTTTTCTTCTAAAAATGTCTTCTGATAAATTAGACGATGTTCGATTGGAAGTTGAAGCTGTAAAAAATGTTATGATTGATAATCTTGAAAAGGTGATTAAAAGAGAGGAAAATCTCAACAATATTTCTGATAAAAGCGAACATTTATTAGAACAAAGTGTTAAATTTAATAATGGATCAAAAACATTACGAAAAGCTATGTGGTGGAAAAATAAAAAATTGACTTTGATGATCGGAGTTGTTTGTTTCCTAATTATTCTTCTCGTAATTATACTGGTAGCAATGTTGGGTAAATAGGAATTAAGATTTAGAAGATCAATTGATCTTCTGTTTTTGTTCATTCGTACCATAGATTGATTACATAAAATCTAACTTAGCCTTTTTTCTTGGCGCGAGTGGAACTTTAAAATTTTCATTTTTTGTTTCTGGAGTCAAGGGTCCCCGATCTGGTTTTCGGCAAGGTATTTTATTCATTTCGTAATTTCTGCAAACAGGACAAAATAGGGATGCCTGGTTATCAGTCAGGAAATATTGCCTATAATGGTCGACATTGAAATTATGTTCTACTCTTGGATTATTACAATGAAAATAATAAATTCCGATTTCGAGTAATGATAGGGAACATATTTTATCACCCTTTGGTTCTCTCTCAAGTGCCGATTGAGGTTTTGTTTGAAAATATAACACCCTGTTATTCCATTCTTCTAGTTCTAGCATGTTTTCAAAATTTTCCGCGACAGATGGTGATGATCGAAACATTTTCTTTACTTTAATTGCTTTAAAAACTTATTGATCAACCACTGTGGCATATCCGCTATATCTACAATAATTTCTCCGTTTGGTTTTGTAGAAAACCCCTCTATGGGAAGATATTGATTTTCTGTTCGACTATATAAGAAGACACACTGCCCTCCAGAAGTTTTTAGGTCGTAAGGTCTTTTAACCGCGTTTTTAAGTTTTTCAACTTCTTCTGAATAATTGAAATAGATATGAAGACCCTTTCTCCCGGTTGCTACCGTTAGAGTTTTCGGAAAATCTGGATGATCTTTTAGTTCATTTTTCCAAGCTTCTACTTCGTAATGTTCAATATCTAAAACTATAATTCCGCTTGGCTTACCGGTCAGAACACCGATATTGATACCAGGTTTTGCACTTTTAAATGTTCTACAGTCTTCTAGAGTTTTATTTTGCCAATTTTTTAGAAGTGGAATTTTTCCCTTAACTAATATCGGGACAAATCCTAAAGATTTAGCAATATAAACAGATTTTTCTATATCGGCACGACTCTCCATTTGATTAAGAGAATATTAAAAATGGAAGAATCTTACTGTTTAAGTGATGAAGCGTCACAGATAGTATTTGCTCGTGTGTATAATTTAGGATGGGCTGGCTTCCCTGGCATTCTATCCACACTTCAAAATAACGAGAGTTTTTCGCTATTTGTAAAATTGGCAACTTTACTGTCATTAGGCGAAAAACTGGAAAATGAACAGGGTTTAACCCTATTTATACCAGATGATCAAGTTTTGAAAAAGTATAATGATATTCTATCAAAAACTATTGGCTCTAATATTGAATTAATAAGTACAATTATTAAAAATCATATTTTTAAAGGTGTTATTATCCCCGATTTCTTAACAGCCTTAGATGGAACAGCGTTAAAGGCTGTTAATGGTGCAGGATATGATGTTAACATTAAAATAATTCATGATATTCCGATGGTTGTTCTACATTGGAAGAGTGGCGAAAGTGAAAGAGAGGCTATTATCAGACATGAAGGTATTAAATGTAAAAACGGAATTATTTATGTAATTGATCACTTGCTGATTTAAATATGAACAATTATGAACATCAATTGATGTTCAAAAATTTTAGCTTTATTCTTTTTTCTTTTCTCTCCAATTCTCTACACGCATCTTTCGATCTTGTTCTTCATACCAACGTCTTTGTGTTTCTTTATAAATTCGATCGGACATATTAATATCTGTACGAGAACTCCGATCAAATGCCGGAATTTTCTTGTATTCAAGAAATACTTTTTCAATAAAAATATCCAAGGAAATATTATAGGATTCTTTTTGATATACAATCATTTCTTTCCCATAGTATAGAATACCGTAGGTACCTTCTTCGACGGGTACTTTCTCTCCATTTGAACTGATTGTTTCGTATTCTTTCGTACGGTAAAGAATAAAAATAAAAGGTCCGTCTTTTTCGTTTACAATTGAAACAATTTTAAGATTTTTTTGCATTACTCGTTCGAAAATAGTCTTTACTTTCATGGATACTTCATAATAAGAATTAATAGTGGTAAAGAAATAAAGCTTCTCCATTTTCTGTCGTTGTTCACTTTCTTTTGGGTCGGATGCGGAGTGGGTAATAAGACTAATATACCCTTGGGTAGTCTACCTAAGGGAAATATAATTATGTGGAAAATTTTAAAAACAATAATTTAAAATGGAGGATAAAATTAAAGGAATGTTGGCGGGCGAAATGATGGGGGATGTTCTAGGACATCCCTATGAATTAGGAACTATGTCAAAAAAGATACATGAATTTACCGGATATGTTGATACTCAAGCGAAAAGTTATAATAGGTTTACGAAGAAAACAAAACTTTCAGCTCTAGGACAATGGACTGATGATACTGAGATGACTTTTTCGCTCGTGTATGGAATGAAAAAACAAAAGAAAATTGGGAAAAAATATTAAAAGTCGATACAAAAGATGCTGATCAACACCGACCCGATAAATTTCATCCAAAACATATTGATAAAATCTCAAAACGGCTAAATAACTTATTTGAAGAATAAATATAAAATTAGTTCATTAATTAATGAACTTAACTAGCTTACGTTGAAAACCATGGATTACTTCCCGCACAGTGCCAGACGGCTAATTTATTTCCTCCATTTTGCGAAAATAAATTTTTGATGTAATTCATAGAGGCAACGGTCGTTGTGACATATGTCACATTATTAGCTTTAAACATCTTTTCACTTCCTAGTGTTGTAAAAAGTGGGTCATTTGAGTCCCGGGGGTCGTCAAGTCCGATTAAATCGACATTTAATGAATTAAGAATGTTAATGAGTTGTTGTCTTGTTAAAATTGTAATATTTCCCTGAAATTTGCTATAGGCATAACTCGGAACTCCAAGGCATGCCTTTTCCGCAAATTGGCTTCCGAGGTCTGTTTTCATCCAAGAAATACTATTTGCCACCAATGATGGAGACGCTATCGCGAGATCGCCGTCGTATTGACCATCATAGCACATATAAACCATTTTATCCACGATATTTACAAATCGTGAATTTTTCCAAACATCCTTTCGGGACGGATCGACACATGGCAAATCTATCGCTATTTTTAAATTCAGATCGTGAAGCTTTTGTGCTATCATATTTACAAAACTGACATAAGTGTTAAAATCTCCAGCGTGAAATAATGAAAACTGTTCTATATCAAGTTCTACACCCGTAAAACCTATCGTCTGTACAGATGTCACAATTTCAATAACCGCCTGATTAATAAGCTTTTGATTTTTCAGCATAACACTCACACCTCTACCGTATGCACCAGAAACAACAAGCCATTGTTCATCGGTTAGATTTTTTAATTGAAGAGCATTAACAGCCGTATAACCGTTTACCCCAAATGCTTTCTCCGTCATAGTTTTTACCCTACCATTTTCATTTATTCTTAAATATTCTGGTTTAACTATTCGAATATTGTTATCTTGGATAACCTGGACAACCGGAGTAACATTTGGAACACCATCAGCCGGTTCTCCCGGATAAATAAATGTTTCTAAATTCATTTTTAATATCTCTTATAGTATATCCTTTTTGAATAAAAGGATATTATTGTTTAGTCTTGGATAATATGTTTTCAAAGAGACTTCTTTTTTATATAAGAATTCTATTAATGTCTGTTACCAGAATAGGTATAGTCAGAGTATCGCTCAAATCTCTTACAAATTGCCTAATATAAAATCCACTCGATACTGTTACTTCAAGCGTGATCTTACAATATTCTTCAACGAATAAATATGTTTCCCACTGTTGAATAAATTTTTTCTTATTGAAATTTTCCCCTATTTGGTCATTCATCAAGTTTAAATCTGTTAATATTTGAGGTTTTAACATTTTCCCTCCAATAGATCCTATCGCAATAATTTTTCTTTTATAAATCGATACAGATTTTTGATATTTTGGTAAAGATATTGTCTCTGGGTGTTTGGTAGACCACCACCAAAGACAATATCTTTTTCCTTCATATTTTTCCTGTGGGACAAAGGATGAGAAATTATGATACGATTGATCATAGGTTTTTTGAAAATTTTCAAATAATTCTATAAACTGAGAAATTGAATTGACTGGCATTGTTTTTTGTATATTTCCAAGAATATCGTCTGTATCCGTAGAAATTCCAAATACTATTTCAAATTGATAAGTTTTATCCTTCATATTATAAAAACTTTGTTGTTTAGTTTCATCTCCGATAAGCAGTAAAACTATTCCCCGAGCCATTGGATCTAAACGCCCAGAATAACATATTTTCTCTTCCGTCCCATCTTCTATATTTTTTCTATGGAGATTAATTAACTCGCCACATGTCATTCCTTTCGGTTTATTAACCTGTAGCGGCATTTTTATTTTTAAAATTCAACTAATTAGTTGAATTTCTTTATTATCAAGTCTGCCCAATTTTTCCTACTTTAATTCAATAGAATAAATACTGGTATCATTTGCCTCATATGATATTACACGATGCATATCTAACAAAACAATAATTTTCCCATTCATGTCTTTTGGAATATTATACTTAATATTTAAAACCATTTTTGATAAAAAAATATCCTGATGTCCATCGGCTCCAATTTCAATTAATCCATCCCGAGATAAAGAAATATAATGCATACCTATTACTTTTGGAGTTCTTAAGAAAGCCTGTCGCGGATGTCTTTTGGTAAAGTGAATCGGATCCTCTTCTTGATAAATTTTACCGTGAATATTTTTTAAACTGACTGCAACTATAGGATTTTCACCATTGAAAGAATAATCAAAATGACTTCCGTATTTTGTGCTATCAATATTTTGAACGGCGAAAAATATTCCACGAGTACATCCTGGATTATTTATTTCTATAGCAAAAGTACCTTTTCCATCCACTTCTGGTTTCCCTATTTCAACTTGAATAAGTTCTTGGAAGTTCTCGCGATACTTATCCTTCACTAAATCTGCTCCAAATCTCCAAAGTTTATCACGTTCTTGATTGCCAACAATAGAATTAGTTGTGGTAAGAGTTGGTGGCTGAATACCTGTTGGCTCAATAACAGTTATTACCATTCTACTATCAACATCAACCCATTTATCCATATCTAATTGTTGAATTCTTATTAAACTAGACAGGCCTAATTGTAATTTATACTTCAAACTATATCCAAGTTCCGGTTCTAAAATCTTCTTGAACCCTTTTGATCGAGTTTGGCTAAAGAAAAATGGCTGTGGAATTAGTAAAGTTTTAGCCTTTATTGTTTCCCCCCATTGAGTTTGACCCTCAAGATCTTCCAACATTGATTTATAACTGGTTCGAAAGGTTCTTTTAGCCATGTATTCAAACCAAAAATTAAAAGTTGTATCGGTTATAACATTTCCTACGGGTTTTAATTTACCACTTTTATCTTTTTGAACGAATACACCATCCTGAATCATACGAATACCAGTTTTTGGAATCCAAGAAACTCGATATCGTCCGCGATATTCTGATTTAATAATTATTTCTGGCAAATTGACGATCATTTCGACAAATTCAATAAAATGAGTTGGTTGTAACTCGTAAATATGATTGCTAGATTGTGAATTTGGGTCGATATTGGTATCATATTTAAGAGATCTCGAATAGATTGGAAATTCTTGAAAAAATGATGTAAATTTATTTTCATCTTCGGAATTTCCAGCTAAAAACTTTTGTAATTCATTTTGCTGTGTCAAAGTATTTACCGCTATATCAAATTCGCTAGCCATTTCCCAAACTATATAAAAATTGTAAAGACTGTATCGAAAATAATTTTCTTGTTTTACACTACCGAAGAAACACGAAAACCCTAAGTCTTCCAAACTCCGTCTGAAAGAACCAAAAGCTTTTTATCCTTCCGAAATTTGTTTAGTTATCTTCTATCCAGAGTTTTAAGTTTCGAAAAACCAAACATGGCTTCATCAAAAGCAACCCGCGGCAAGAAGCCAGCTCCGGTCGAGGAGGTTGAAGAGGTCGAGGAGGTTGAAGAGGAGGTTGAAGAGGAAGAGGAGGTTGAAGAGGAAGAGGAGGTTGAAGAAGACGCCGAGGAAGAGGAGGTTGAAGAAGACGCCGAGGAAGAGGAGGAAGTTGCCGAAGAGGAAACTGTGCAGGGACCGCTTACCGCCAAGGATAAGAAG